TCCTTTTCAGTTACAACAACAAACTTCCATCCACGATCTTTACAGTAAGCATCAGCGGCTTTCCATTTCGCCTCGTTTACACCCCATGTCATAACCTCAGTGATATATCTTCGAGTCGCTCTCTTTTGCAATTTCGGAGGTCTGGCTTGACTTGCTGGTTTTACTTCTATGATCGTGCTTTCGATTAACCCCTGTTTGTTTCTCAAACGAACAAAAAAGTCTGGAAAATAGCGATGCAATTTGTTATCAACAGGCGATAAATATGGAATAACGATTTCTTCATTAGACCATTCTACAACTGTTGAGTTTTCGTCCAAGTACACCATGACTCGGCGTTCCCATAACGATCTATACCAGATGTTTGTAGGATCACCTAAATATTTATTGGTATTTTTCGGACTAAATTTACCACTGTAAGCCATCATTTATTTATAGGAACACTCAATGGCTCGAGGCACAAACCTGGATCAAAATCCTGGAGAAAATAAGATAAATGGTCCATTGGATCTTATAAGTGGTTCAGTGAGTTCATTTATAAACGATGTAAAAACTTTCGCTCAAGGTACAAATGACCCTATCCTTGATAGAATGTTTGATGGTCCATTAGCACCATTAGATTCAACTTCGAAATTACCTGTCTTAACTTATCCGCAGGATCTCGGCATTAATAATCAATACCGTTATCTGATGAGGTTATTGATTTTTAGACAAGAACGCGATAAAAATATACAACCTATTATTGCTCCAAATGCATTTGATGCTGGAAGACGTGCTTCTCAAGAGGGAAGAATTAATACTAATGTGATCAATGGAACATCTACTTTAGCATTAGCAACAGCGTTGGGTGCAATAGGCGCAAGAAATTTTGTCACTGCTACTGCAAATACCCTTGCACAAAAAACTAATTCTAAACTTTTAGAGGCAGGAGTTGGTGTTGCATCTACAGCCCTTCAAACTGGTCTTGCTGCATACGTTGCTGGAAGTTTAGACCAAGACGGTGTGTTGCAACAATCAGTAACAACTCAACCATTATCATACATTAATCTTTATATGCCAGATGGTTTAAATTTTGTTGACCGTCATGATTATGATGCTGTTTCAGTGACAGATGCATTGGGTCTTGCTGGCGCAGTTGGAACTGGTACTCCTCTCGAAACAGTTGCGCGAATTGCAGAGGGATCAACTTTAGGTGGCGTGAGACTTCTTGGCGAGAATATTACAAATCTTACACTTTATAACCAAGGGTATGCGCTAAATCCGCAACTTCAAGTGCTATTTAAAGGAAGTAAAAATAGAGAGTTTGTATTTACATTCAAGTTTGTTCCAAGAAACTCTGATGAGGCTGCAACCATTGATTCTATTATTCGAACATTACGTTATCATGCTGCTCCGAATTATCAAACTCAAAAAACTGGAAACGATGATATAAATGCGATAGACAATTCACGTTATTTTATACCACCATCTCAATTTGAGATTGAATTTTGGGTTATGAATCAAAGCACAGCAACTCCTAACACTAAAATGCCTAGAATCGCGCAATGCGTTTTGACCAACGTTGATGTCAATTTTGCTCCATCTGGTCAATTCTCAGCCTATGTTGATGGTTATCCAGTTGAAACGCAAGTGCAATTAACATTTACCGAAACTATTGTTCTCACGAAACCAGATATTCAGGCTGGATACTAATGTCATATTTTTCAAAATTCCCAAAACTTTTGTATTCTACCTCTTTGGGTGTTCCAAATCCAAAAGCTGCGGTCAATATTATTGCAAAGGCAAACTTTCTTTCTGAGACCGTAAACAACACTAGTATCTTTTACGAATATTCAGTAAAAGATGGCGAGCGTCCAGAGGATATCGCTGCAAAGATGTATAAAGATCCAACTAAACACTGGATTGTTTTACTCTCAAATAACATCACAGACCCTCAGTACGATTGGGTATTGAGCATGAGAGCATTTGAGGATTATATTAACAAAAAGTATAGTTCAATCACATTTGCTTTAAATCCTTCTGAAACATATAATGTCAGTTATACTGTCGGCGAAACTGTCTATCAAGGATCAACAATTGATAAAGCAGATTGCGTTGGAACGGTTGTAGCATATAACGGAACTGCAAAAACTCTTACGATTAAATTCGCTGATCAGATATTTGCAAACAACGCAAATGTAACTGGAGCAAGTTCGAACGTAACACATAAAGTTGTTGGGATAACCTACAACAATGATGGCTATAACTGGGCGTCAAATACAAATTATTATGTTCAAGTGACAGAAGTTGCTTCAAATAATGTTGACTCTAAGAAAACTACAACAAAATATCAAGTGAGCGCAAACGATTATAACTGGTCAACAGATACTATCTTTGCGATAAACACAAATACATCATATTCGAATACCTATACACTCGTTGACGGCAGCGTATTATCAGTTAACACAACAATCGCACCAGTATCTTATTATGATTATGAGTTGAATTTAAACGAAGAAAAGAGAAATATTATTATTATTAAACCAACCTTTGTTCCTTCTATTGAGCAAGAGTTGCGCACATTAATGAGTAGATAATGGCAACTAATATTGAATCAACCATATTTGATATTGTATCAATATCAATTGTAAGTCCTTCTATTGGAATTGTAGATCTAAAAGATATTAAATTCTTGGTAGAAGATTTTAGCATCTACGAAAGCATTTACAACTCTGTCATATCTGGACATATAATTGTTAAAGACGCAGACAATCAATTATCAAAATTTTGTTTGTCGGGGGCAGAATTCTTATATGTGAATTTCATTAAAGGTGGTCTCTCAAGCACTTATGAAAAAACTTTTAGAATTTATAAGGTTTCTGATGTCACTTTAAAAAATAATGTGACAACACTCACATATAGAATTGACTTCTGTTCAGAAGAATTGGTTTTAGATCAGCAAATTAGAATATCTAAATCTTATCGCGACTTTTACAATTTTCAAATTGCTGCAGATATTCTTGTAAATTATCTCAATGTGAATCCTGAACGAATCTCGCTCGAACAAACATTAGTTGTGAATGATAAATTCATTGTACCAAATTTAAGACCATTTGAAGCATTAAATATGCTTTCTGCATTCTCATTCAATAATAATTTAACTTCTGCATTTTTATTTTTTGAGAACAAAAGTGGATTTAAATTCCAAAGTCTTGAATCATTAATTACTGCCGAAGATTCAAGAATTGTATATCTTCGCCCACAAAATGTAACAAATGAAGAAGATTCTTTAGCGTCAGTAAATTATATCAGTGATTTTAATATTTCTCAAATGTTCAACGTGCTGCAAACAATGTCATCTGGTGGATATTCATCCTCTATGATTCGAATGGATCTTGTAAATCAAGTAGTTGATTCTGTTGCTTCCGATCCAGTTTTTTCAACCCCTCTAACATTGTTAAATGATTTTTTACCATTTAACGACGCTAAAAATCGTTTCAATTCAAGACTAATTGATTCTTCTGCTTATGTTAGATATTTTACAAATATTAAGGGTGGATTGATTGATAAGATTATGTTACAAAGAGCGCATCAATTTGCTTTATTGAACAACTATAAATTTCAAGTCACTATTGCAGGCGACACAAGTTATGAGGCAGGACAAGTAATATATGTTGACTTTCCATATTTGCAACCTATCAATGAGTCTGAAGAGACGCAAACAGATCCATACAAAGCAGGTAGACATTTATTGACTGCTGTTCGCCATAGAATTCTTAACAATAAATATATTTGTTATCTTGAATTGTGCAAAGATTCAGTTATACAACCATTCCCAGCTGCTGTGGCTGACGACTCCCAACTACTTACATCTGCTAAAACATCATGAGCAAATATCGTAAAAATTTTATTGGATTAGATGGATTTCAATGGTGGTTTGGCGTTGTTGAGAGTCGCAATGATCCATTACTATTAGGACGCTGTCAAGTTCGCATTTTTGGAACTCACACAGCAAATTTAGTTGATATTCCTTCCGAAGATTTGCCTTGGGCGATGCCAGTTCAGGCATTAAACAATCAAACTTTCTCAACTCCAAAAGAAGGCGATTATGTATTCGGTTTCTTTATTGATGGATCGTATGCTCAACAGCCAGTTATGGTTGGTGTTGTCCCAGGTATTCCTCAGGCACAAACTGATCCAAACTCAGGCTTTGCTGATCTTCGGAATCCAGAACAAATTGCTGATTCACCTAAAAAACCATTAGAAGTTTCATATGCAGAAGATGGTACTGGCGCAACAATTGAAGAAGTCACGGATGAAGAGCAACTTGCACAATTAAGAAATCCATCAGTATTTCAAATCGGCTTTCCAACAAACAGTCCACTTGCTCGAAACGAAGATACTGAAACAACAGTTCTCCAAACAAAAAAGTCAGCCGTTGTTTCCTCAGTTCCGATTTCTGAAGAGAATGTTTGGAAAGAACCAGATCCTGCTTATGATGCAGAGTATCCGTTTAACAAGGTTTGGGAAACTGAATCTGGTCACGTGATGGAGTTTGACGATACTCCAGGGTCAGAGCGTGTGCATATTGCGCACAGATCAGGAACGTTCCAGGAAATTTATCCTTCTGGAACCAAAGTCGAAAAGATTGTCAAGAACAATTATAAAATCGTTTTCTCTGATGATCATGTTTACATTAAAGGTCGCGTTAATCTAACGGTTGAATCAAATGTAAACATGAAAGTCTATGGGCATGTTAATCTCGAAGCCCATAATGACATCAATGCAAATATCGCAGGTAGTGTAAACTACACAGTCGGCGGTGATTTCAATGTGAAGGCTGAGAATATTAATTTGGAAGCCAACACCTATATTAATCAACTCGCAAATACTGGTGTGTTTATCACTGGTAATGGTGAAGATGACGATGGTGGTGTATTCATAGTTGGCGAAGGTGCAGTTGCAGTTCAAGGTGGTGAAGTTTCAATCCTATCTTCTGTTGGAACTACGATGACTGCAGGTATTGATATTTCAATGACCGCTGGTGGATTTATATCGCAACAAGCAACTGGCGCGATCAGTTTGAAAGCTGGTGGAGCCTTTAATGTTCTTGCGGCTGGAACTGCTGCAATGAGTGCTGCTACAGTTGGATTGAACGGCGGCGTGATTGCATTGACGGCTCCAGGACTAGTCAATATTGCTGGTGCGAGCGTTGCACTCGGTGCAGCAGTTATCGCTCCGTTGCAAACATTTACAACTGTCACACCAACTCCAATTACTGGCGTTGCAATTCCAGCCATTCCTGCAGGTCCGTCAATTCCTGCCGCAAATACTGGTCTTGGTGAGGCATTGGAAGTTACATCATTCAACGACCCACCTGTATTCTTCGAGAAGA